AAAGATATTTCAATTTGCAAACCAAAAACATTAACAGAAAAAGACTTGTATAACTTTAACAACAAATGTAATGCTTTAAAAAAAATAAATATTACAAAAAAAAATATCAATAAAAATTTGAATAAACTTTTAGCTATTCAAATGCCATATGGTGGTATAGATGTGGGTGTTTTTGTTTCCTTAGAAAACTATGATAGTTATATACATTTAAATAATTCTTTAATAAAATTACTTGAAAATGGGATTATTCCTATGAATAAAAATGGGGTTTATCACTGTGATTTAAAAGATAGTAACATATTGGTATACACAGAAGACAATAGTTTTTATACAAAAATAATTGACTGGGGATTATCCATGCATATAAAAGATAAACATGTAATTCCAGAAATTATAACAAATCGTCCATTTCAGTTCAACGTTCCCTTTTCAGTTGTACTATTAAACGGTTTTTTTTACGAGATGTATAATAATTTTTTAAAAAATAATACTAATTTTTCATATGAAAATACTAAAAACTTTGTTAAACGTTACTTGCAAGTGTTTATTGATAATGAAGGCAGCGGTCATTATTCTATTTTTGTTTCATGGTTGAAAAAAATAAACTTAAAAAAAAAAGATTTAAATAATATTCCATATTTTTTATTTGATTTGTCAATATTTTCAAAAAATATTCCAGATGAAATTTCAGATTATTTGACAAACATATTGATAAAGTATACTAAAGATGGCACATTTTATTTAATAGATTATTTTTCAAATGTCTTCTTAAATAATGTAGACATATGGGGTTTCTGTATGATTTATTTGGCATTTTATGATGAACTAAATAACAACTATAATAAGTTAATAAAAGCAGAATATGAAATGTTAAACATTTTAAATGAACTATTTTCACTTATAATAAGTGCAAGCACGGAAAAAATTGATGTTTCAAAAGTAATTGAAAAATGTAACCAATTAAATAAATATTTTAACGAAGCTTATAAAAAGTCACAAATAAAAAAACAAAAAAAAACACAAAACTTATTGAATTCTTATCAAAAAAGAAAAAAAATATATTCTTTTCCAGAAGAAAATAGAGAAATAATTAAATCTTTAACTTCAAAGTCAAGTTTAAAATCAACTTTTAGTAAAAATACGAGTACTCGAAAAGGAGGAAAAGGCAAAACATATGATCGTCGCAAATTTCTCTATAAAACTCAAAAAATTCGTTACGCAAAAATATAAAAGGAAGTACACACAAAAACTATGTGGCTTTCACATTGTAAATGATTAAGAAAAAAGAGAGAAACTACATATTTGTAATGTTATGTGCTTGTTTTCTTTCAAAAAAAAATAATACATGTATATATTATGAAGTTGGAACTATTAATAATTGCTATAACTGGATTGATAATATTTAATATATATCACGATGGCAAATATACAAAATTGATTTTTTCATATAAAAAATATTTTCAAATGGGTTTTTTTGCAATTATCGGTATTTCATTATATTTGTTGATTAGAAGAAATCCTTTACAATCAAAAAAACTGTTACTACACGCAAATAATATGATTAAGTACATGCCTATAGACAAATCATCTCTAGACATGCTTTCACCTATATTAGATTTCACATCTTCTACAAAAACTACTGAATCTTTTATGGATCCTAACATAAGTTCACAATCAGAAGAAGAACTACATACATCTAATAATTTTGCAGGATATACAAGAGGTACAGGTGTATTTAAACCTAGCCAAACAACAAAACGTAGTGTGAGTGAAACAAAAAAAAAATATGTAGCAGCTTCACAAAATTGGACTTGTGGTAACTGTAAAAAACAATTAAATGCTTATTTTGAAATAGATCACAAAGTAAGACTACAACATGGAGGAAGTAATAATGTTGAAAATCTTGTTGCTCTTTGTCCTAATTGTCATAGAGAGAAAACAGCATTAGAAAGTATGTAAAACTAATGAGAAAAACACTCATAAGTTATAAATGAACTATTTGGCTTTTTCTCTCACACAAGTTCTAGAAAAAATTATTTTATATGTATTATATAAATAACACTTATAAAATGACAACAAAAATTTTATATTTAAATGATCCAAATAGTGTTTCATATATTATAAAGTTAATATCTATAATTTTATTTGCTATTATAATATTTGTTGTGCTTATGTTTAAGAGACCAAAAAGTATAAATATTCGTTCAAATTCAAGTAACACAAAAGAAAACATACTTTCCAATCTATATGCAGGAGGATTAATTACATTATTGTCTTTTGTAATAACTTTTATATATTCATCATCATCAACAACAGCAGTTATAGTAAATGTATTTTTTTCGTTAATAATCATATTTAGTGCTCTTCTCTCTATATTTGTTTTATTTAAATCCAAAATAGTACCTGAAAAAGAAAGGTCATCAGTTGAAGATAAAGATGAAGATGAAGATAAACATCCTTTGTATAAAATTATAGAGACACAGAATGTTGACAAATATGGTAATATTTCAAAAAAAAAAGTTTATGAACCTATAGATAAAAAAGAAAAAATCGAGGAACCCACAGAGAAAAATTTGACATTTTTTCAGTCATTAATAAATTACTTAATTGATTCCAAAAATATAATACTTTTAATCATTTACATGATTGGTTTAATCATTTTATATTCTGTTACTCCAACAAAATACATAAATGACTACTCTTATATTATATTTCCAATTACGTTATTTTTAGGATTTGCTTTATTTTTTATCAATATTTATAAGGGAAATAGTGAATTGAAAAAAACATTTAACTTGAACTCTCAAGTTACAAACTATACGATCATCTATATATGTCTAGTTATTTTTATTACTATTTTTGGCGTAACAGATCCAGGCAATTATATAAAAAATCACTCGGGAATATTTATATTTGCATCTGTATTATCTATTATTTTTGGTTTGTTATATCTTTTAACCTTTTTACTTCCTGTATTTAATATAGTAAAGAATTCATTTTCATCCAAAGGATCCAACGTATTTAGTTCTTTCACATCTTCTTCTCTAATTTTTTCAATATTTAAAGTAATATTATTTATAGGTTTAACAATAACTGTTATTGTTGGATTAGTAAACTATCCAGGGGGGATTAATAATGAAAAAAATATCAAAACAGCGGTTATAAATATTTTACTTTTCTTGAGTTTGTTAAATATCGCAATATTATTATTAAAAAATATTTTTTCATCTTCTCTAATTTCATATTCCTTTAAAACAAAGAAAAATATAGATGAAACAGTTTCAAAAATAAATAATGTGTTTAAAAAATTACTTTTATTAGTAGGTGGATTTTTAATTTTGAGAATTATAATCTACATAGTTGTTAGATTTCCTAGTTTTATAAAAGAAGCATCTTTAGGTCAAATAATACTTTTATCTTTTATTGCTATCATAATAATTTCGGGTATATTTTTAACTTTAAAAAAGTTGTATGCAAACAGTCCTGCGGCAAATAAAATAAGTAGTGGTATTTTCTCTCTATTTTCACTTTTTATGGGTGCTTTGAAGGATTTAATATCTACTCCAACAAATTATTTTATTGTATTTGTTGTTGCAATATTGTGCTACGTAACTTATTTTAGTGCAATTCCTTATTTACAAAAAAAGGTTGAAAAACAAGGGGGAAATATATTAATAGAAAGGCCTATTTATTTGAATAATGAAATAACACTAGGCACATATAGTAATTTAAATGCAAATGCAAATGGTATATTTTCTAATTTTTCAAGTAATTCCAAAGTTTATGAGAAGCTTCCACCCATAAATTATAACTATGCCATTTCTTTTTGGATATTTTTAGATGCTTTTGGTCCAAGTATAAATAGCAGTTATAATAAATACACATCAATTTTAAATTATGGTGGAAACCCAAATATAAAGTATAACGCCAAAGAAAATACTTTAATAATAACTATGAAAAAAAATGGAATTATGCCTACAAGAGAAAGTAACTTTAGAAAAAATAATGAAGATAATGAAGAAGAAATTGTATATAAAAGAGAAAATATGTTATTACAAAAATGGACACATGTTATAATAAACTACAATGGGGGAACTTTAGATATTTTTATAGATGGTGAATTAGTAAAATCGCAAGGAGAAGTAATTCCTTATATGAATACTGATACATTAGTAGTAGGAACAAATAATGGATTAAATAGTGGAATATGTAATTTAGTATATTTTTCCAAAAATTTGAATTCTACACAAATATATAATTTATATAACTATGCAAAAAATAAAAATCCTCCATTGATGTTTGAATCAAGTAAAACAATAATTTCTCAAATTTCTTGATTCTTGAAATGAAATAAAAATAAAATTTCTATAACTATATTATATTATGAATATACGTGGTATTCTTATTTTAGTAGTTGTTTTAATATTATTATTTTTCTTGATTAAGTATTTGGTAAGAGATACATACACACTCACTAACTTACAGTCAGCACAAACTATGACAACTATACCTGCAAATAATTTATCGCAAAGTGGTAATGGTTCAAGTTCAAGTAACTTTACTTATTCTGTATGGTTTTACATAACAGATTGGAACTTTCGTTATGGCGAACCAAAAGTAGTATTTGGAAGAATGAGTACTGCTAGTTCATCAACAAGTGATGCAACAGGTGTGACAGGTTTAGGACCTTGTCCTTTAGTAACTTTAGGAGCAATTGAAAATAACTTAACAATCTCATTATCTGTATTTCCAAATTCAAATATGCAAGCATCTTCAAGTGATATGCAAACAGGAAATAATATAGTTCATAACTGCACTATACAAAATATTCCTATTCAAAGTTGGGTTAATTTGCTTATTAGTACATATGGCAATATTTTAGACGTTTATTTAGATGGAAAATTAGTTCGCACTTGTGTTTTACCGGGGGTAGCACAAATAAATAATAACTCAAATGTTTATTTAACTCCAAAGGGTGGGTTTAGTGGATATACTTCAAAGTTACAATATTATCCTAATTCAACTGACCCACAAACAGCATGGAACATATATAAACAAGGATATAGTAACTGGTGGTCTTCATTATTTTCTGGAAGTTATCAAGTACAAGTATCCGTTTTGAATAACGGCCAAGTACAATCTACATTTACTACATAAAAACTACATAAAAGTTTAATTAACCTAATTAAGGGTATAAATCCATAAATCAAATAAAAAATATAGTATATATATATATTTAAATATGGATTCAGGACAATCAAAAGGAAGAGGTTCAGGAATAAAAGATTTTTTAAACTCAAGTAGTTTAATAGCAAGGGTAAGTTTTTTACTTTTTGTATTTCTAATTTTTGTTATTGTATTAAAGTTAAGTTTACAATTTTTGATGTGGATATTTAACAGAATAAATCATTCACCTATGTTAATTAATGGAATGGTAGATAGTACACAGATGATTACAATAACCCAAGACCCTGCATCTAAAGGGGCTGTAACTTTATATCGTTCTATAAATGCTACAGATGGTATAGAATTTACATGGAGTGTTTGGATATATATAACTAACTTACAATATCAAACTGGTAAATATCGTCATATTTTCAGTAAAGGAAACGCAAATATTGATTCGTCAGGATTGAATTTTCCAAATAATGCTCCTGGTTTATATATAGCTCCTAATACAAACGAACTTGTTGTTATAATGAATACTTATGAAGTAATTAATGAAGAAATTAAAATTCCTGATATTCCTATAAACAAGTGGATGAATGTAATTATTAGATGCAAAAATAAAAATTTAGATATATATATTAACGGAACAATTACTCGTTCATTAGAGTTAGTTGGTGTTCCCAAACAAAACTATGGTGATGTATTTGTTTCTCTAAATGGTGGATTTTCAGGATATACTTCAAACTTACAATATTTTAACTATGCACTCGGTACACTTGCAATTCAAAAGTTGGTTGAAAAGGGTCCTTCTACCAAAATGGCTGGATCATCAGCTATGAATATGAAAAATCCTGATTACTTATCATTACGTTGGTATTTTTACGGTTAAATCAATAGTTTCATATCTTATATTTACACATTGGCACATTCAAAACGCTCCCTTTGGGGAAAGTTATGAGAGAGCAATGTGATGCTGATAGTACATTTAAAAAGCGTGTAATGGTGTAAAAGTAAAGTGTAAATATTTTTTATTATAAACATAAAAAATGTTTTATATAAGAATAAA